ATCAATAGAAATACAAACTCAATAACTACAAGTATTATTGATACAGGTCAAGGTGTGCAGAGTGTGACTGGTAATACATTTAGTATTATTAAAGGCGGTGTTGCTGAAGTTGTTTATACTGGTGCAGCTGCCGTAACAGTTTTTGGTAGTGGAGTTTTAAATGCTTAGTGCAGGTATTGTAGGGGCAGGTTCGGAGACTTTAGTAAGACCGTCAAGAGTTGCGGGTAAAATTCTTACACATTTTAGATATTTAGCTAGTACTAATACAACAAGTGGTCTTAGATTTGTTCAAATACGAGATAACTCTGGTGATATTGGAACCGATACCGAAGCGTGCATGGGCAATTGTTCTAATCCATTTATAGTTGTTGGGGGCAATCTATACTACATTCTACAGTGTGCTGTGCAGGCTGGTTCTACAGAAGTATTAACAATACAAGCAAGTGCTACGGGTCTACCTGCTTTAACAAAAAACAGTACATTTACAAAGCTAGAAACTTTTGGTTCAAGTTCAAACGAAGCAGTTGGTAGCCTAAGAGAAAGAAACTTTAATGATTATGATGCTTCATCTAATCCATCGGGCGTATATTCTTTTACTGGTAATTCGGACGGCTCACAGCCTGCAACATATGTTTATGGTTGGGCTGCAAATTTCGGTGATTCAAATTTTAAAACAATTTTTCCTTTAACATCTTCTACTGAACAGTCTGCTGGCATAACTTCACAAGAACATTATGTTTTGAGGTTAACTTAATATGCATACTGTTACAAAAATAACAAATGTTGATATATCTGTCTTTGACGAAATATACGAAGGAGATAAAACTCGTATATCCACCGCTATAGGATATGATGATATAGATCATTTAAAAACTTATTTTACTGGAGAAGATCCGTATCTTTTTCAAGCTGTAGACTCCTCTAATCAAGTAGTGGCTTATATTATGGGACAATCTATGGGGCAAGGAGTGATTCGTATTGTAAATATGATAACTCGTACCGCAGGTACAATACCTGATTTTGTAGAGCCTAGTGCAATTTTATTAAAATCTTTAGGCTTCAAGGAAGTGCACTTTTGTGTAAAAGTAAATGGAACTTCTTATGTTTTTTGTAAAAATAATTTAAACAGAAATGATATTTACCAATATATTGGTGAGACTATACCATACGAGGAATATACTGATATTAAACTATTACTAGTGTAAGTTTTAAAGCTAAGCAGGTCTTTCCCGAGGAACTTACCCGACACTACAGTTTCGCTACCTTAGGACAATGCTACGCTTAAAGAAATGGGGGCTTATGCCCCCGTCTCTTTTTCTTCTTCCTCTTCTTTTAACAACTCAGCCCTTAGTTGATCGATAAACTTAATCTCTGCAGCAGAATAATGCTGTGCCTTTCTTTCGGCTTTTGCTTTTTCTGTGGCAATTTCATTAAGATTAAATACTAAATATTTAGCATTATCAGAAACATCCTCTAAATTATACTGTTTGTCGTCTAAAGTAAATGTATTTTCTTCTGTCATAATATACCTACTTAAATATGTCTTGCCAGTTACCAGTGGTACTAGCTCGTGAATATTCAGTCGCACGATTTTCAAAGAAATTTGCGTGCTCAACTGCATTTAACATATAATCAAGCCAAGGAAGTGGGTTATCATTGCTACCAAAGATTTTCTTCATTCCTAGACCCAATAATCTTCTATCCGCAATATAGCGAATATAGTCTTTTACCTCTTGTGCTGTTAGATCAGGTACATCTGCATCTTCAAAACACAAATCAATAAAAGCATCTTCTAGTTCTACTGTACGCTCTGCCGCACAATAAATTTCATACTTTAACTCGTCATTCCACAACTCTGGATTTTCTTGAATAAAAGTACGGAAAAGTTGAGACATTCCCTCTACGTGGAGGCTTTCATCTCGTATTGACCATGTAACAATCTGACCCATGCCTTTCATCAAGTTATGGCGTGGAAAGTTCAACAGTATAGCAAAACTACTGAATAGTTGCACTCCTTCTGTGAACCCAGAGTAGATAGCCATAGTTTTTGCTATATCCATCTTACTGCCCATACCGAAGTCACTAAGATGTTCATGTTTATCCATCATTGCTTTATGTTTCATAAATTCCTGATATTCTTCTTCAGGAAATCCTAGAGTTTCTAGCAACAATGAATATGCTTCTTGATGTACTGCTTCCATTGCAGCAAAAGCACTTAGCATCATTCTTACTTCAGGCTGTTTAAATGTAGGTAGATAATGCTTTGCATACCCACAACATACATCTACATCAGCCTGAGTAAAGAAACGAAATATTTGAGTTAATAATTTTTTATTGCCAGGACTTAACTTCTCTCTAAAGTCTTTTAGATCATCAGCCAAGTTCACTTCGTCTGGCAGCCAATGCATATGCTGCTGAGACTTATAATGCTCGAAAGCCCATGGATAATTAAATGGTTTATAATATTCTCTTTCTTGTAATAAATTCATACTAACCCTCACACGCTAGACAGGCGTTTTCATCGATACTGTCAGTTATATACTTACGCAATGCTTCATCAGAAACATTTTCAGCGCGTTTCATTGCTTCACTTCGTAAATAATACAAAGTTTTTACTTTCTTTTTCCATGCCATCATGTGAATAGCATGAAGTTCTTGCTTTGATACGTTTGCAGGAAAGAATACATTGAGAGACTGGCTCTGACAAATGTACTGCTGTCTATCTGCTGCATGCTGTATTACCCATCGTTGATCTATCTCAACACCAGTCTTGAACACCTCTTTTGCATGGTCATCTAAAAACTCTAGATGTTGCACTGAACCTCCGCTTGTCATTATGCTTTTCCAAACTTCGTCTGTGTCCATTCCTACTTCTTGAAGTAAGTGTTCCAAATACTCGTTTTTAAGGAGACTAGACCCTGACTTAGTTTTTTGAGTAAACGCATTAGCCCTGTAAGGCTCAATACTAGGAGAAGTGTTACCACAAATAATACTACTACTGGCATTAGGAGCAACGGCAAGAAGATGGGCATTACGTACTCCTTGACCTTTTCCATCTGGACATTCTCCTCTTTCTTGAGCAAGTTTCTTTGTAGCACGACTTGCTTCTGCTTTTATATGGCTAAACATTTTGTGGTTTGCACTTGACGCCCACATACTTTCGAAAGCAATATCTTGTCTTTGTAGATAAGCATGAAACCCCATCGCTCCAAGACCAATACTTCTTTCGTTTTCTGCACTAAATACTGCGCGATACAGCTCGGGCGGAGCTTTATCAATAAAGTAAGTTAGTACATTGTCTAGCATTCTTATAAGATCAGGAATAAATTGATCATCATTACACCACTCATCGTACTCTTCCAAATTGACACTTGATAAACAGCATACCGCTGTACGATCTTTGTCTGTTGGCAGAGTTATCTCTGAGCATAGGTTAGAGTGATGAACTTTTAACCCTAACTCTTTTTGGTACTCAGGCAAGGCATCTTGTACTGTATCTTTGTACATGATGTATGGTTCGCCTGTTTCTACACGATTTTGTATCAACTTAACCCAAAGAGTTTTTGCTGATACAGTTTTCTTTACTGCTCTAGTATGTGGGTCAATCAAATCCCACGAATCATCGAAACCTTCCACAAGTGTGGCTTGTTCGATTAGCTCCATGAAGTCATCACCAATAGTAACACCATGATGAAGGTTAACAGATTTTCGATTAACGTCACCTCCAGTAGGCTTACGTACATCGAGAAACTCCTCAATTTCTGGGTGACTAATGTCCAAATACGCTGCATAACTACCTCGTCTTGTAACGCCTTGAGAAAATGCTAACATCTCTGCGTCAACTACTTTAATAAATGGGATTACTCCAGTACTCTCTGACCCCGAAGCGGTTTTAGACCCCACACTACGAATGCCATTCCAACATCCACCGATACCACCACCTACAGAACTAAGAAAAGCATTTTCTTTATAGTGCCCTGTTAGACCTTGGCGACTATCTTCCGCATAGTTCAAAAAACAACTAATTGGAAGACCACGACTACTACCTCCATTACTCAAAACGGGGGTAGAAAACATGAACCATAGCTTGCTCGCATAGTCATACAACCGTTGCGCATGATCATCATCATCAGCAAAGGCTTGAGCAGCACGAGCAAAAGCGTCTTGAGGAGATTTTTCTCCTTCTAACAAATATCTATCTTCCAAAGTTTTTATACTAAACTTGGAGAGATACTTGTCTCTTTTATAATCAACCTTAACCAATTAACTTCTCCTCGATATCGTTTATATTATCGATCCCTATTGCTTCATCGCAATATGTTACTAAATCCATAAGCTCATAGTTTTTAAGAATTTGATCTGCGTGTTCATTTACAGACTGAATGTATTTATATGTACCACTAATCGGGGTAGCATCATATACATCCATTGCACTTCCAAATTGCTGTATAAGACTCTGAGCACGTTTTGGTCCGACACCAGGAATGCCGGGAACATTATCCCCTTTATCTCCTGTTAGACACTTCAAGGAAATATACTCATCTCTTGAAACATCATAGTGTTCTTTCCAGTTCTCTACTGTAACTTCTTTACGAGTTACATAAGAAAAACGTGACACATTATCATCAATTAATAAGTCCCAGTCTCGGTCGCTTGAAATTAACCAAACTTTCTCAAGACCATAACGGGCTTTAAATTTAACTAAATGTGCCGCAATATCATCCGCCTCTACGCCTTCGTAGCGAAGAACAGGATATTGATTTTCTAGTCCAACAAGAGTTTTTTCATACTCTTGAAAGAATTTACGAAAAGCTTCTGCTTCCTCTTCAGTTTGCTCAGCATACTTATCTTTTCGATTCTGTTTGTAGCCAGGGTCAAGGTTTCTACGATAAGAAGATGAGCCCTGGTCTGCTGTGATTATAATTTTCTCACAGTTATAAGATTGTGCTAGAGATTGAACTGTTGCTATGTAATCTGCAGCAAAATCTGTTCTACCTTGATGTTTCCATCTAAAAGCAAGGTTCAACGCATCTACTACTAGCGTTGACCCCGCAGTTTTTTCTAATTGCTTTAAAAATGTAAATGCCATTTGTACTCTTCTTTTGTTTAAGTTTGTGAAACAACTATTTCTTAGTAATCTTTGTTTCATGAAGAAACTCATACTCCTCATTTAGTAGCCAGTCCTCAGCTAAAGCAGCATAACAACCTAAGAAACTGACGTACATATAGTCTACTTCTTTTGGTTTATCTGCTACTACTATAAATACTTTGGAACGATTATATTTAAAAAATAGCATAGGCTCTTGATCCCCGCCTTTTGCTTGTTGCACTACCTTCTTCCACCAACGTATAAGATTGTTTGTTTTTGGTTGTGTAAACATCTTATCTGACAAAGGAGAGTCAGAGTAGTTTTTTACCTCTATACAGTACTTGTTTGCAGCGTTAGGAACATATAAATCACCTTTTAAGTATTCTAGTGCCCCTGATGCTGGTACTCTTTCAAATTTGTAACCTGTTGATTCTCGAAGCATATCTCTTACTAGATACTCACCCCGAGCGCCTTTTGCTCTTGAATCTACCATTCTAATTTACTCACGTTTCCGTCTTTGACTACTTCTATTTTATCTAATAAAGGGTGTGTCCATCCATGAGATACTACATAAGTGTTCAGCTCATCTTCTTTAATAAGAAGCTCTACCATTTTCTCTCTGCCAGTATCATCAAGAACATTAATGACTTCATCTAGAAAAAGAATATTGATTTTAGACTTTGAAATACTACTCATCAATTTACGAATTGCAATCAAAGTTGCAGTGTTTACCCTTGCTAACTCTCCCGAAGATAGCGCAAGTATATCTACTATGTTACCATTATCTGTAATTTCTACGTTTAACTTATCTTTTTGAACATTAAAACCTAGCGTAAACCTGCCGTCAGATAATTCTGCTAAATAAGTATTTGCAACTTCTTCTAGCTCTACTACTAGATTTTCTATTTTATAGGCTAACAAGCCGTTTGTGCTAAAAGCCTTCTTTAATATCTCTAAGTTTGCATCAAGATCCGAGTGTTGATTTAGTGTCTTTGTAGCTTCTCCTAGTTGAGTTACAAACTCTTGGGTCTGCTCTTGTATAACTTGTATGCGAGTGTTTCTTTTAGAGATTTCTATGTTTTCTTCATTTATCTTTGCTATTTGCCTTTTTTGTTCGTCAAGGCGTCCTTGATGTATTCTTATACCTCGTGCATAGTCATCAGCATCTAATAAATTAGTTGGCAAACTTCTATCTATTGATCTGAAAGTATGTGTCCAGTCTTGTTGTACTTTTTCAAACTCTTTTACTTTCATATTATGACGGCCAATATCATTAACTTCTTTTTCTAGCCGTTCTATTTCTGCTTTTGCCTCGTCTCGTATTCTGATTTCAGCTTCCGCAGTATTATGTTTAAATTCTTCGTCTATTTCTTGATTACATACATGACAAGTATTACCTAATCCAACTATTTTCTTCAGTGTTCTTATTGCATTATCTTTTCTAGCTTTGGCGGCAAACAAAGCCTCCCTTTGTGCTTCATTCGAGATTTTTTCCCCTGGATTATCTAATTCTGCTTTTTGTAAATCAAGCTGACCAAGTATGTCAATCAACCCATTATTCTTTACAATATTTTTATTTTTTTCCGAGATATTTTCAAATTCCGTCCGTAAAAAACGTAAACTTTTCTCTTCTCTTTCCGTATTTATATCTATATTTTTTGTTGGAAGTATATTGGTATCTTCCAATTTGTTATCTTGAAGCCACTTTTCTATCGTTGCAATTTTTGATTTGCTACTTGTAATTAAGGTATTCGTTTCCTTCGAAGCCTCTTTAAATATTTCAAATAGCTCCACATAATCTTCAAGATGTAGTAAATCTATAAGAAACTTCTTTCTGTTCGAATCTGTGGCAGTAAGAAACTGCAGACTTGCATTAGTATTTTGGTAGACTAACTGCGAAAAAGTTTTAAAATCTACTCCAATAATTTGTTGCAAAGTTTTGTAAGTATTCGTAGCTGTATGGCTAGATATATCTTGGCCATTTTCTTCTAGTTTTACTTTTATACTGGTTTTTCTATCCACAGAAATACAGTATTCATCAGACCCCTTAGAGAACTCTAATTTAATACTATATCCATTATTTACATATCTATTTGGTATATCTGCTTTCTTGATGCCTTTAGAGTTTTTATTATACAATACTTCCTCTATAATTAATGGGATGGAGGATTTCCCCATCCCATTAGTACCAATGATCTGTGTTACGGTATTATCATCAAGAACTAACTCGTTTCCTGCACCATAACTGAAGCAGTTATCCCAGCTGAGCTTTTTGAGAGTAATCATTGTAAGTTCCTAAAATGTTTGGTATTTTTTCTTCAGGTATTTCTAGAATATAAGTTAGATACTCTACTAATTCTTCTTCTTTAGTCATGTCCTTATCTATAACTAAACTAGCTTCTGTATTTCGTTTTATTACTTTTTTATCAAGTAAAGACGAATCTTCTACATTTGCCAAATCTTGCATATCACCTTCTATCTCATAGATAGTATGGTCAAATATGGTAGGTATCATTTCTTCTGGACTTGTTACAGTTTTTCTAAGCAACTGCGGAAGCTCAAACTTTTTCCATTCCCAGCTATACCCATTGTTTTCGTCAATTAGTAGATACCCCGTATCGACTTTGCTTCTATGAAAGGAAGTAGTCATCGGGCTTCCGGGGTATACTATGTTTCTCTGTGTATTGCTATGAGAGTGTAAATCTCCCGCAAAAACTACAGGAAAATCATCGAACATAGATAAATCTACTTCAGGCTTAACATGAGGAGGTATCTCACCTCTTACATGAGTAAACAAAGGTTTAGTTTTATCAAACTTATCAATACAGTTTTTCTTATGCAAATCTACATAAGGCAATATGCTGATTTTACTGTCGGTATAGCTGTAGTCTATTACATCAACCATAGAATTCACACTTCTAGTGGCCGATTTTAAGTTTGTGAAAAAAGTTTTATACTTCTTTGTAGCTTCGTGGTTGCCATCAAATATTAATGTGGGTATCTTTACATCACTAATAAAAGTGAAGTATAGCTCTAATTCTTCCATTGTAGGAAGCCTATCGAACAAATCACCCCCAATAACATGACAATCCACCTCATCCTCTAACAAATAAATTTGATCAAAGAAAAGGTGGTATCTGTTTATCGCCCAATCAACTGGGACATTTTTCTGCCCCAGTTTGATATGCCAGTCTGCTGTAAATAAAATCACGCTACATTAAACTCATCTTCAAGGGACTCATCTACATTGTCCTCATTATTTTTATTGCGAACACGATCAAGAAGCTCTTTCTGAGCATCTGGGGTAGGTCGAGCCATTACTATGTCCATAGATTTAAGGTCAGCAATTGCCTCTTTTTCTTCAGCATCTAAGGGTCGTGGTTTGCATTTAAGAGCCTGTAATTGGTACTCTACATTATATGCTAGAGGACCGGTTTTTACTCTCTTAAAGCAAATATCCCAGCCAGTTTCTGGGTCAGTGGGATCACCTAAATCTTCTGCAGCGGTGATTACTTGTTCCCAAAGTTTTTTCTTCAGGTTAAGTACTTTTACTTTACCATCTTTAGGGTCAATACATTGAGTAGCATAAGACCAACCACATTTAAGATCGGGATAATAGTCTTTAACCCAGTCTTTTTCTTTGTTAGTAAATGCTTCTTGGTCTCTATCAAAAGATAGGCACTCAAGAGGAACATTTTTGTCGTTCTCGCCTTTAATCCAGTAAACATAGCGCGCAAGAATATCACCAACAATTCTTACTTTGTTGTCGCCATCTACATATTTGTAGCTATCATTTGAGGATTTTTGTGCAGAACCTTTTTGATTATTAAACGAAATTGCCATTTTTAGTTCTCCGTTGGGCTTCTTCATATATAAAGTGAATTTTGTTCCACTCGTCTATATAAAGTAGTCTGTTTTCTTCGATTAGTTTGTTTAGTTGTGGAGCATGACGCATACTCAAAGTCTTTTCTCCAAATGCAAGATAGTCAGCTAACTTACGCCTAGCAGCTAATGCGACATATATTGCAACTTCTTTTGGCTCAAACCGAAAGGAATTTTCCAAAAGTATTTCAGGCTGGAGAAGAAATGAATCACCTGAAAAATCTTTGTTACGATACTTATAAATAGAATCATAACTATTATAGGGTATTTTCTTATATACCATCATATCTAGAACTTCTAGGCATTGTGATATACTGCCATCAGTTTCTTTATATATCTTTTTCCAATTAAATAAGAACATTATTATACCAAAATATTAAGGAATTGTCAAGAATTATTTTTTTATATGTATTTGATGTCATAATCTTCTTTCATATAATGCCCTATTCTATTAGAGGCTTGACGCTTAGCTGTATTGCCTTTAAGCTGAATATCAACTATGACAGGTTGAATTTTTCCTTCTTTTTTCCTTATAACTCTACCAATGAGCTGGGTGAGTAAAGGAGTATTGTTAATGGGAGTGCCGAGAATGAGGCAACTAAGGTTATCCACAGATATTCCCTCTGAAAATATGGACTGGGTTCCAAAAAGAATTTCTTTATCTTCTCGTTTAATTTCATTAATTATTTCCTCTCGTTCTTCGTGGGGAACTTCCCCTGTTACACATACTGCTTTCTCCCCTACTAGTCTTGTGCAAACCTTTAGAAAGCTTACTCTATCACTTACTACAAGAACTTTGTGCCCTTTTGCAGCGTAGGCTGCCGCTAGCATTGATACTGTATGAATATATTCTTCGTTGTTTGCAAGAGCAGTTACTTTATTAGCCCATGGAGTTCTAGCCCCATCTAAAAATCTTACATCTGTACCGATTAATTCTACTCTAGGTTGCATATAGTTTTCTTTGGGCGGTTTATAGACTTTATTTCCAAAGTAATCTCTAAACACTACGTGTTTGCCATCTTTTCTTTCTATAGTGCCAGACAGACCTATCTTATATCTACAGTAATTTGTATCTAAAAGTTTAGAAAAAGTGGGGCTGCTAACATGATGCATTTCATCTAGTATAACTGTGCCGAACTCTTTTGATACTTTCGGAATATTGCGGTATAAAGTCTGAGTATTCCCAATAACGATTGGAGCATCAATTTCAAACTTACCAGAGCCTATGATGCCAGGCGTAATTCCATATACTTTTTCTACCTCCTTTGCCCACTGATTACGCAGAGGTACTGTATGTACTATAACAAGAGTTTTTAGACCAAGTTTACCTGCCATAGCTAAACCTGTAAAAGTCTTTCCCCAGCTGACCCAGGCGTTTACTATACAGTTGTCATCGAGTGCATCGTATACTTCCTTTTGACTAGGTCGTAAATCAAACTTAAAGTCAGGAAAGTCTGCTTTCGGACTTAATCGTTTATCTACTATTTCATAATCATTTGGTATCAAATCCGTGCGCCCAATAGGTATGGAAATCAAACCTGATCGTATTATAGACATATTCTTAATGATCTGAGGCGGGTCATTTGGATTATGAGACGCAATGGTATATGTAAGCTCCTTGTCGATTTCTAACTGTCGATCAATAGGAACTTCCATGTAAATTCTGTTGCTAATTACTGCTTTCATACTTTGCGCCATGTAGGTTTTTTAGGTACTTCAGAATACTCATACAAAATCCAAGGTAATCCATGTAGCATGAGTACTCCTGCAAAAAGCATTTCAGCTTCAGGAGGTCTAGGAACACTAAAAGGGGCGTTTACTCCTTGTAACCACAATAAGCAATAAGTATCTCTAAGCTCTCTCTTTTTTATATTAAAATATTTTAGGTCGCACCTCTTTGTTTTCTCATATATGAAGGGGCGACCTGAAGTATCTATAAATGTTTTTACATTTTGTTTCAAAATTCCTTGTATAGAATCTACAGAATTTTTTAAAGGAAATAGTGCATGAGGGGTAAAGAGCCTTCTTCTACCTATAGTATCAGGCTCTTGGTTTCTATCATCTACTACTTTGCCATCCATGAACATTAGTCCATCAGAAAAAGACCAATCTTCATGGGGTAATAAATATACAGGAAACTGTATACTTTTTAATTTTCTATATGTTATAACCACTACTTACTAGCCATTAAGTATAGGCCGACATTAGCAAAAGCATAGCCGACATATGTATACAACATAGGCATATTACTAAAGCGAAAGTATTGTTCGAGTCCAACATATAGGTATATTACTCCTGTTATTGCTATTAATCCACCACTCATTATATCCACCCTAAATTTACCATACCTGAAGCTATGATAAAGCAACAAGTAATCATGTTAAATAAAATCCAGACAGTTCGTACAATCGCTACTTTGTCTGCCCTTTTGTCATCTTCAAAAGCTTTTTGACCGAGTGCCTTGCACCAAATCTCCCACCAACTAGCCATACAACTTTTTATACTTGCCCATCGAATAGTCGTTGTCAATCTCGAAGTCACAACCCACAGGTGCACCCGGTATAAATATACCTCGATCTTGTTGAATATACGCTTGTAGCTTTTCACAGTATTCCTCCACCTCTTCTTCTGGTACCTCTGCCAAGATACTGTCATGTACTAGAGCAAATATGCGGCTTTTCATTCCAGTAGCTTTGATATGCTCATTCATATCTATACCACCTAGAAGGTTAATATCGCTAGCAGCAGACTGGACCAAAAAATTAAGACCACTCCTAACGCTAGAGCTTGATACCCCTTTATCTTGACTTTGAACATTTGGTAATCTCCGTTTGCGGCCAAAGTAACTATAAATATACCCATTAGTACGAATATAATCTTCTTTGTCTGCAATCCATTTTTTTAATTTATGAAACTGCTTGAAGTAGTCTGTAATTACTTCTTGAGCTTCTTGTTTACTAAAGTATTTACCCGAATCTTTGGTAACTTGTTCACTGATTTTCGCTGGTCCTGCACCATACATAATACCAAAGGTTACAGCTTTAGCTGCCTGACGCTTATCACCATACAACTCTGATACTTCTTCTACTTCACAGGGAAGGCGAAATACTTTGTGTGCAATAGTTGAGTGAAAGTTGCCACCACTTCGGAAAACATCCATAAGATTCTTGTCATCTGCAAGAACTGCCGCAACATATACTTCTGCTGTTGTCAAATCCATTGCAACTATTTTATGCCCAGGTGCTGCCTTGATACAGCCCTTTACAGTGGGGTTATCACGAGGCAACTGCTGCATATTTAATTTACCACTACTTGACAACCGACCAGAGGTTGTGGTATGCAGATTAAAGCCTGTACGCAATCTACTGTCACGATCAAGCTGTGGTATGATCTTGTCAAGGTAAGTATTCTTAATCTTACCTTTCTGGCGAATGTCTAATATTAGGCCAGGTACTTCTGACTTTGCTGAAAGCTCTTGTAGAACTTCCGCATCTGTACTGTTTGCGCCTGTACCTGTTTTCTTTCCCGTAGGCTGAAGTCCAATGCAATCAAACAAAAGTGATCGCAACTGTACTGTACTGTTAGGGTTGAACTCTTTGCCCTGAATTTTCTCAAACTCTGCGATACGAGGATTTTTATACAACCCCGCTACGGCTTCATCAATATCTGCCTGCATAATGTCTTGAGATGCTACTAGCCTCTCTTTATCGAAAGGTACACCATTGTCCTGAACATCTGTTAGAAATCTGCAGCCAGGAATCAAAATTTCATCATAAACTCTTTTTAACTTTTCGTTCTTTAATATTTTTTTAAATTTCTCGTACAATAGGAAAGTGCATACAGCATCTAGTGACGCATAAGTATACATAACATCAAATGGAATCAAATCCCATGTAAAGTCGCCTTTCAGCATACCATGTTGTTTTCTGTACTGATCCATCCAATCATACATAGGCTTCTCATAGTCCCCGTACTTAGTGAACTTGAGAGAAAGCTCTTTTAGACCATGACGTTCATTTTCGTTAATGATGTAGTGTAGCAACATCGTGTCCCCGAAGCGAGGAAATTTGAAATTGAAATGATATTCGAAAAATGCTATATCAAATTTAGCATTATGAAATATTACTAGCTTCTTGTCGAATAGCTCTTGCATGAGCCTTTCTGATTCTTCATCCAAGCACGCGGTGTCTATGTAAACTCCTTCATCGGCTTTGTATGATAACGATAGACCCAACATATGACCATCCCTAGGATATAAACCTGTAGTCTCTGAGTCGAGTGCTACGTAGTCACAGTCATAATCGATAGCAGCTTGAAAGTATGCGTTTGCTTCGGCAGTATCTTGTATGCCTCGAGCAATACTATCTGTAATCACTACATCTTCTATCTCGCCTGCAATATACTTAATAATACTTTCTTTAGAGCTATCCCAAGTACCTCTAGCTTCTGGCTTAAATGCAAGCATCGAAGGGTTGATTACAGGTAAGTATTTACCCTCTACTTTTTTACCAGAGTACTCTGTTACAGAGTTGATCTTGGTAAAATATTTGAGAGCATCACTACCTACTAGAATAATCCAGTCATAGGCGTCTGTATCGATTTGAATATCACAATCTCGTTTTAATACTTTTTTGATAGTAGGATCAGAACATAGCTGATACTGATCAAACTCAAATGCGTGATCAAATTCATGTTTAAATCGTGTCCTACTTTTTTTCGTTTCTACTAATGCAACTTTAGGCATATAATTTATCTCTTAGTTTTATTACTTGATTTTCTGTTAGTGCGCCA